AAGTGTTAAGGAACTAAGAGTACCTACTGAAGTTATTTGAGTTTGTGCTGCGTCTACGTTAAGCGTGTTTGTACTTAGCGTTAAGCCTGTACCTCCAGCTAGTAAAGTTTTATTTATTGCTATTGAACCAGCTAAATGTGAGTTATCTATTGATCCATCTATAAGTTCTGAACTGTCTACGGAATTAGCTGCGAGTTTTGCTGATGTAACTGCATCGTTAGCAATATCAGCAGTTACAATGGTTCCGTCAGTTATTGCTGCGGAATCAACGTGGGGGTCTATTAATACGTCTGCTGGAACTTTACCTATGTAACCCATTAGGTAATCTCCATAATTGAGAGTACAACGTCTAAAGCATTAGAGGCACTAGACTTAGCCTGTAGTGCGTCTGAAGCTTCAAGGACAATTTTATTGCCAGACATTACCTCAAGTGAACCTCCTTGTGGGATTGGTGCTCCTTTAACAATGTATACATCATCTGCGTTTTCGCCAGAGGAACTATCAGTAACAATTTTTACATCTGCTGTTATTGCACTAGCACTAGTATTAGATAGAGTACAACCTATAACAATAGCTGTCGTAGATGACGGTACTGTGTAAACTGCAGATAAGCTTGTTGTATTATTTGCATCAGTTTTTAATTTAAAAGTGTTTGCCATATACTAGCCTAAAGCGATTGCTAAAGCAGTCGCATCTCCTTGAACATTGTCATTATCTGGAAAATGGCCCCTGGAATAAGAGGAACCATTATATTTAGCATAGTAAAGTTTTCCGTCACGGTAATTAATAGCAACTTCACCTGCAGCCAAGCCATTACTAGTTTCTGACGCATCAGAATTAACTGTAGGTGTTCCACCAGCACTTCCATCCTTTTTTAACTTGATAGTATTTGCCATTATTACTCCTAATCACTAAATGTTCCGCCATCAACAGTAGCTCCACTGATAGCTGTAAAATAACCTGTTGCAAATTGACAATCACCAACAGAACCCGATATTACACCAGTAGATTCAGATGCTACAGGAATATAAGTAAATCTATGAGAGTTACTATCATCCATACCAAAGAACATCTTTTTAGCACTACTATCGTAGTATTGTGCTAAGACACCTCTGTCTTTATTATCATCTGAACCTGGGGCAGAGTCTCCACCCAAAGTCATAATTGGATCATCTATTGTTATTGTTGTCGAATTAACCGTCGTAGTAGTTCCGTTAACTGTTAAGTTTCCTGTAACCGTTAAGTTATCATCAACTTGAACTGTTCCACCTGCTGAGTCTATTACAAGATTTCCACTTGAAGTATCAATCTCTCCATCAGCAGTAACTCCAACCTTTATGTTTCCAGCAGTTATACCAGCAACCGTAGGGCTTGAGCTTGTATCTATTGCAACAGTTGGGGTGGCTCCTTCGCCAGAATTGTTTGCTAGTGATATACCTGTACCAGCTACAAGACTTGCAACATATGAACCTGTTGTTTCTGTACCAAGAATAACTCCGTTGTCTTTGATAGTTACAACACCAGAACTTACAGCAAAGTTATCTGAATTAAACTGAGCTATACCCTTGGCACTAGTTGTACCAAATATATTAGAATCAGTTACATCAACTGCTACAGTTACTGAGTTGTCATTACTACCAGAAGCTATTGTTCCACTAACACCATTACCATAAGTAATATCTTGAAGTGTTGGTAAGTGGAATACTTCCACGCTACTATTATTATGACGGCCTACATACAGTTTTTTACCAGCTTGACTTAATGCAAGTTCACCACTAACTAATGAGCTAGGTGCACTTGTATCAGTATTGCTACTATGGCGTTTAATCTGAATGGTATTAGCCATGCTTATCTCCTATTAAGTAAATGTTCCACCGTTAAGTGTAGAAGCTCCAGCCACTAGGACTTCATTCCAAGAGTCTTCGTCTCTAACGTAAAACACATCATCATCTGTATCATAAAAAAGGTCTCCCTCATTGATACTAGAACTTGGTGCTGTTGTAGCTGCAGTTACTCCCTGCATTGGCAGATTCTGTACAATTTGATCTGCAGTTCCGTTATCAATATAAAGATTACCATCGTCACCTTTAAAGACAAGCTTTGTATAAACATCTTTAATCTTATTTGGTGCTGATAAAGTTCCCATTAATGCTCACCTGATATTATTAATTCATTAAATGTTACTGAAGCAATACTAGTATCTGTAAAATTTTCAGAACCTACTGTTATTGCTGTATACGTAGGAGCAGATATATTACTCGCTGCACTCAACGTAGGAGCAGTTGGTCTAGTAGATGCTGTATAGCTAAAATCATCTGGTGCATCTTGAGCTGTAAAATTATCAGCACTATATGAATTAAAATGTTGACCATCGCCAAGCTCACTAAAAGCAAACCCAATATCATCCCATTCTGCTAGACCAAAATTATTAGTTGACCAGTCAAATGCTCTGGTGTTTATTGCCATTAATAATCCATTCTTTTTACTAAGTCAAATCTCCCACCTTGAGAAGTTCCAAATCTATTAGTTCCACTTCCTCTTCCACCATATCTTGTAGACCTGTCTATTGGATTACTTTCTACTTTATCTGCGTCTCTACTGTCTTCATTATACATTCCTTCGTATGATGGCCCTATTCCACCTTGAGGCTCACCAAACTCTCTAAGAGGCAACGCATCTTGCATTGTATCTGCTTGTCCTTGTGCAAACCTAAGAGCTCTCATTGTATTTTTACCAATCATTCCGTCTTCAGTTAAAGCTTTTCCATCAGCTCCTTTTATACCTGCTGCATTCATAGCTTTTTGCATTTGCAATACTTGTTCATTATCTGATGGATCAAAATCTCTCATCATTGATTGAGTAAGACCAAATCCTGTATTTTTAGCAATTCTTGATTTATCAGCAAAATCAGCACTAGGTGATGGAATATCCGCTCTTTCTCTAGCTATATTAAACTGGTCTTGTCCTGTAGGAAGAGCCTCACCCGTTTGCATTCTTGCCTGAGGATTAACTGCTTCTGTTATTCCAAGGTTCTTGCCAAGCATGCCAAGGAATCCTTTCATTCTTTCATTCATAATATACTCCTTAAAAGTCTACTGGTTTAATGTATTTAACTGTACCAGCTCTAGCACGATAAGCGTAATTCCTACCTTCTCTAACTCCTTTTTCAAATTTTTCATGAAAATATTGAGCCAAAGGTAACTGTTCTGGTTTCTTTTCATAGCCAAGAGCTATTGCTTTTGCAACTATGTAATCATGAAACTGACCTGGAAAATCACTAGTAGCTGTCCAAGAAAAACTGTTGCTGTTAGGCTCAGTAAATTGAGTAGCTTTTTTATAATAAAATAAAGTAATTTTCTTACCATGTTGATTAGAATCAGGAGAGTAAAACTTTTCTGCTGCAGGATCATATTTAGCTATACCAATAGCATCTCTTTCTGTCCACCAAACCCATTTATTAGTAGCATATCGTTTACTGTAATTGTCTACATAGGTTCCAGCCATTAAGTTAAATCCCTTCTTACTGGTCTTCCAACCAATTTAGGTATGTTAACATGGTCTGTAGTGCCATCAGCACCTTCCATGTCAACTGATTTTATTTCAAGAATTGATTCATCTAAAGCATAATATCTTTGTGCATTATTGCCATCTAAATCAAATTGTGTAGCTCTTTCAAGCATTCTTGTTCTTTGACTATATTCTTCTTGTGATATATTTAACATCTTAACTATTTCAGTTACGCCAAGATCAGAATGATGTTGTTGTACTAGTTCAACCATTTCTTTAAGTTTCATCGCCTAACTCCTTCTACTGTTGAATCTGTAGCTCCAGGAGACATATAAGGTGCCATAAATTCAGCTAGTTCTGATTTTACTACTTGATACTGTCCTTGTAGCCACTGGTAATCTGTGGTTAATTTACCAATGACGGTTGTATAAAGACTAATCTTTTTTTGAAGATTAGCGTTCCATTCTTGTAATTCGTAATTTAAAGATTCCATTTTTCCTTGAACATCAGCTTGATACTTTGTTATCTCTGCATTAAATCTAGTTTGTTCTCGTTGCAGTTCTGCTTGATAAATTGCTACATCTGTAGAAGCTATTGTAGAGTCAACACCTAACTCTGATTGTACTTTTGCTGCAGCTAAATTTGCCTTAGCTTGTTCTTCGGATATTTCAGCTTGATATTTCTGCATATCAACAGTAAACTGCTGAACTTCTTTATTAATATCTGCTTGAAATTTTGCAAGATAACTAGAAGCTCTTTGTAATTCTTGTGCTGCAGTATTTAAAGTAGCTTGAGTCATTTCTTCATCTTCGTCAGCCAACCAATAAGCAGCTGACTGTGCAACCCCTCCGTCATCGTCTGTCATGTCAACATCTATAAGTGCTTTTGCAGAAGCTAACGCATCTAAATACTCAGCATTGTGGCCACTACTAATACTTAAAGTAGGTAATTGTGTAGTTATTCCATAATCAGCAGGTAAACTAGAAGCTATTGCTATAGTGCTTGGCAAACTTTTACTTGCACTAGCAAAAGTTGGTAAAGTTATTAAAGATAAACTTGCAGCTATATCAGTTATAGCATTAAAAGGAGTTGTATCTGCATCTAGATCAGTTGGAAGTTTAGCATTTACATCTGTCATTTTATTATGAATTAGTTGACCAGCTGCATACAAAACTACCGCATGATACATTTCAGAAGGAAAATTATCTATAGCACTATCACTATGAGCTACTGACGTATCAGGTAATACTATACTTATCTTAGCATTTTGATTTGCTGTAGGCTCAGGCAATATAGATAAAATTGCATTCTCTATGTAATAGACTGGAGAATTAACACTAGCATAATATATACTATCTGTGTTAGTAGCATTGCTTCTAAAAGCTGCATTTATAGGGCTGCATTTTAACAGCTCTCCATTACTATCAGCACTATCTCTAACTACATCTAAAATTTTAGAGTTAGTTGATAAAACTAATTGAGGTGCTACATTAGTTAATGTTTGCACAGAAGCAAACAAAGGTAACATATCTGGGTTAGTCTTTTCTACTTGATTAATAACCCATTGTACACCGTTAGCCAAGAACTTTGATATATGAGTGTTCTTGTTAGTTGTGCTACCAGCGTAATATCCTACTTCGTCTACAAAAGCCATTATACTTCCTGACCTAACCTCGTTCTTGCCATTCTTTCACGTTTACTCATTTTTTTAGCTTTAGGAGTAGCTCTATCTACTTTTTTAGCAGTTGATAATAATTTGCCACGAGACATACCCATCTTAGATGCATAGTATTTTATTACTGACATTCTATTGTTCTTCATTGCTGATACTAAAACTTTTGCTACGGCTGCATTCATTTTTTACTCTTTTTAGTTTTTTTAGTATTGGTGTTTTGTTGTCGTCTGCTATTATTGTTGACTTCTTCTTTTCCAGACTTCCAGGGGCCACCAATGGTATTACTAGTTACTATTTTCATATTACTCTCCAGTAAGGGGGGCTAAAACGCCCCCCTCAAATTACTGAATTATGCGAACTTTAACAAGGTATGAGTTTCAGGAAGTGAAATCTCAAGACCAGCTTCGGTCATGACGATATCTTTCCGTCCATCAACGTTGTTATTCTGCACGTTAGTGATAATCTGTGTATCACGAGATACACCATTAGCTGCTAACGGACGATAAGCCACATTCTTAAGGTCAACCATGACAGCATAGTCTTCCCACATACCTCTAAATAGAGGCTGTTCGACAAGATGTAAATCCCCATAAAGAGTATTTACTTTAGTTACATTATGTCCAAAAGAACCTTTAATGTTCTGTATGTCCATGCCATAACCATTTGAACCACCGTTACTTGTAGCAGTGTGTCCAAGTGCCATTGTGTTTCCTAAGAAAGAACTTCCGCCAAGCTTGTTAAAGTAAGATAGAACCTTACGAGAAGCAAGAACTAGCTTGTTACCGCTATTTCCTGATTCAGGTGAGAACACATCTTCCATGGCGTCAATAAAGTCGTCATAAGAAGAAGAAGCATAAGTAAAGTTCTTAATTTTACCATAAGCTTCTGTGTAAGGTACAATACCCCATGAACGTCTAACAGGCCCTGATGCTGTTGAATCATCTGATCCAATACCAAACAACATTGCATGTTCTAAGTCCATTTTGTGTTCCATTAGTTTTTCTTGCCATACTCGCTTATACTCATTAGACACACCACGATAGCGTGTTGCTAATGAAGTCCCACTAAAGAGAGATATAGCAGTTTTAAAAATCTGCGTATAGCCTTCTCTATCGTAAAACTCGTCTTTCCATCCTTCAGGATCAACTGAACCTTCAGCAAAAGCTGAACCAACAACTTGACCTAATTTCGCAGCATCAATACGTAACTTACTACCATTTGCTGGAGCTATAAGCCCAGAGTTAGAACCAGTAGGTACGTACATTGCTTTGATAAATGTTGCTGTAATCTGCGTATGAGCAGTGCTAGTTGCAATATCTGGATCAGCACTTATTTTATAATAAGCTGTTGCTGCGACATCACTACCATCACTACCATCTTCATCATACTCACAACCGATTGCCACAATCTGATTGTTCAATAAGAACTTAGGCTGTGTAGCGGTTGTTACAACTCTACCATATTCATCATAAAGACAGTCAACTATAAGGTCAGTTACGTTCCAACCGCTTGAATAAGCAGCAGTTACTTTAGCTGTTTTTACCTTAAAGTTTCTTCGTTGCCACTGATGACGCTGTTCTAAAAACTTAAAAACAGGATCGTCTGTAGGCTTCTTCGCTACTTTAGACAAATATGTGAAGAATGGAGACTGTTTAGGAGCGAGTTCAGCAACTCTATCACCAAAGTTAAACATTCGTCTTGAATGATCAACTGAGGAGCTATTCATTCCAGCACCACTAGTGGTACTAAATACGTTTGCCATAATTTACTCCGTTTAGTTTCCGTTTAATTAGTTAAAAGGGTTTTGCTTATCAAAGTCCCCTATCATGCTATCCATGATACGGTCTTCAAGCTTGCCCTCGTTTTGTCTATTTTGAGATGGCATCACACCCATAGAAGGAGGTACTTGTTGTGCTCTTTTTACTTGTTGAAATTCCCTTGAAGGAATTGCAGGTTGAGTAGGAGTACTAAGTCCTTTATCTACAGAATATAACTTCCAAAGATTATCAATGTTAATAGATTCAGGATCAGACATAACTCTAACAAAATCTTCAGCAGTGGTTGCATCAACTTTAAATTGATTCATTACATGGTTTTTGACATTGTTAACTTGTTCTGCTTGCTGAGCCTCTGACTCACGACGTTGAATATCAGCTTGACGTTCATTCTGCATCTTATCACGTTCGTCCTGTAAAACCGCCATTTGGTATTCAAACTGCATATTTTTATAATCGTCCATTTCATCACGCCAAGTTTGCTCATTTTGAACAAATCTAGCACTTTCAGAAGATGGGTCAGTCATTGCTTCATCCATTGAAAAGTTATATGGTTTTTGTGGCTTCTCAGGTGGGTCTGGAAATGCTTCTTCTACGACTTCTTCTTGTTGTTCAGGCTGGGGTTGAGCTTGAGGTTGTTGTGCGGCTAAAGTATTAAACTGTTGCTGCAACTGTTCTTTCTCATTTTTCAACTTATCAGCTTGAGACTGCCAATATTGATATCGTACTTCATCATTTTCACTGGCAACTTCAACAGACGGTTCTTCATAAGGTTCCTCAGGATTTGCAATATCCTGTTCTTCCCTATCAAAGGCTTCTGTTACAGCACCTTCTGCACCACCAAATATGACGTCATCAACTATAGAGCCCTCTTCTTGTAAATCTACCGAGCGTGGTTCTTCCACTGCTGGAGCATCTACTTGAGGGGTATCCAATACTTGTTCTTCTGCCATTATTTATCCTATTCTTAAGATTGCTTCTTCTTAGGGCTTGAAGAAGGTGAACCTTGCTTTGAGGTCTCAGCGACCTCTTGTTTTACTTGCCCTAAAGCGTCATCTAGGCGTTTCTCAAAGAGAGTGCCAGACATTTTAGCCCGATTTTCAGTTCCCTTTAAACTAGACTTTGTTTTTTCGATTTCGGCTTTCATTTTAGCGTGATATATTTCACGCTCTCTTGTTTGCAAGTCTCCTTGCATTGCTTTTATAGTTTCAGTTGCTTGTTGTATTTGACCTTGCAACTGTTGTATTAAATCTGTTCTCTGCATTACACCTTCCATATCGAATACTTCTGTTTTCTTCAATACTTCTTGTTTATCAATAATACCTTTTTCGTAAGCATCCATATACATTTCAAGTTGTGCCATTCTATTTGTAGGTAAGGTAGAACCAGTAACGACTACTACATCGTATTTACCAACAGTAATATCATTAACAACTTTTATTTCTTGGGTCTTATCATCATATAATCTTTTATTAACAACGTAATCATTTAAACTATTATTGGGTTGTAATAACCTAAATACTTTTTGAGTTGTGTAAAGTTGTTGCATCATTGGAATAGCTATCATACCAAGTCTGTTAAGACCAGCTTCAATGTCAGCAAGTTTACTTTTCATCTTACGCTGACCAAATTCGTCAAGACTTACTGTAGCTTTGTATGTATGTGGGGCTACAGCAGAATTACCCATTGTCATTTCGTAAAGACCTAACTGATGGTCAATATCATTTTTAGCTGTTTGTTCATTTGAGTACAACTCATTCGGTAGGGGAGTTGGCTGAACTGGTGTTGGCTGCCCTTGATCAAAATCAACCTCGATGGCTACTCCAGGCTGGGCCCATTTCTGCTCAAACTCCCTCATATCTACCGAACCTGATGGTATTAAAATCTTTGTATTTGTACTAGTAGTAGCATGGGCGATAATAAGACTTCTCGTTTTATTAATGTACTCCTGCATACCTTTAACCATACGAACATCTGACATAGGATAGGGTGTTCTGGTATGCTGATTCATAAAGAATACAATAGGGTACTTGTCTATAGGGAGGATACGAGAATAAAGATGCTTATCGCCCATAATTACACATTGTTTAATTCTTTTTGTTGGGACTACAACAACATCTATCATTTCGTTATCTAATAAATCTTTAAAAGTAATTTGTTCTATTTGAGGTTCTTCTGGTAATTCTAAATTACCTTCTTGTCTGCCCTGAGCTAACTGCTGTTCATACTGCTGTTTAAGTTGTTGAATTAACAACTTAGCTTGCTCAGCTTCTGTAATAATGTTTCCATTTACTACCCAAGCTGGTTGCTCTAAATATTGTGCATACTCTTTTTCATCTAGCAAGTCTTCATCTCCACTAAACGATTCAAATACTCTATAATAATCAATCATTAATGGATAGTATCTTTCATACCCTCTTATATATTCATCGCTATCACCAAAGTTTGATATAGTTTGAGTGCCAGGTTCTTCTGGAAAACTTATCTCACCATCATCTTCACGACCAGTATTAGGTCTATCTGTTTGATGACTTTCTGTAGATGCGTTTTTAATAGCTTTTTCATACATAGGGTATAGAGCTTTTGCTTGGTCTTTGGTATAAAGTCTTGATATAATAATATTTTCTGCGTCATCTGCAAAAGGATGTCTTGAGTTAGGATCAATATATATATCAAGTGGGTCTACATCATGAATGCAAACCTCGCCCTTACCCATATCCATCATTGGGTCTACATAAACTAAAGCTGCTCCCATACCAGTTACATAGTAATCATCAACAACTCTTCTCATCATTGTATTACCTTCTGATATTTGCCAAACATATTCTAACAATCCATTCATAGCTTGAGCTACTTGATTGTCACTGTCTTCTCTAGGGGAAACTCTAAATTGAGGTTTGTTTGCAGTTATAAGTGCTTTTGCTGCTTCTACTGCTGGATGTATACGATTGACTACTAGTGGAGCTTGACCTCTTTCTTCTAGTATCCGTTTTTGGTCTGATGTCCACTGCTTACCAAGTCTAAATTCTTTATCTTCCTGAGCATGATTTGCCCAAGTTTCACGTTTTTGTGAATAGGTTTTAAACAAATCTTTAGTTTCATCAACTAATTTTTTGCCTGTTTTCTTTGATTTCGAAGAGTAAGCCATCATTTAAAATTAATATCTATAAGGTTAACCAGTCAAGTAGTTTATTGCTTTTTATTTCAAGTTCTTCTTTAGGGTCAAAATCATCTTTTTTAACCCTACAAGGTTTAGCACCTTCCAATGCAGTCCATACAGCATCCATTACATCATCATTCTTACCTCTTGGGTAAGATAAGAACTCTTGCTGTGCTGTAAGGTCTTGAGTTCTAAAGAAAAATTGTCCTTTAGCAAAGACTGGTACTAATGATAGTAGTCTTTCACTCTTTCGGTTCCGTGGTTTTACACCTTTTTCTAATCCAGGTATATATAAATTCTTTTCAAGCATTAAAGCTCTAGTTGCACTACGCAATGCCTCTTGATATGCAACTGTTTCTATTTTCATTCTTTTCGGACGATATTTTTCAAATATCTCAATGATCTTTTCAGGTTGTCTTGCAGGGTCGAGTCTTTTTCTATAAATGTCAACAATATACTTGTTATTGTCAGCATCAATACCAATGGTAGCAATAACAAAATAGTCAGCACGGGCACTAAGACTAGATGCAGGATCAACCCCAGTATAGAGTTCGACTGGTATAATTTTCTTTTCATCTGCTATCTCTCTAGTTAAACATGGTTGTCCATTAATTTTTTCAAAGTCATAATGATGTAATTGTATATAATCTGGTTTAAATGGTGCATCATCTGGAGATTGAGCAATATTCATGTACTCTTGATAGAATCCATTTATATTACCCACGCTCTCAAACTCACTTTTTATCTGCATTATTCTATCTTTAGGGAATCTTTGTGGCCATATACTGTTTTCATCATCATCCCAGATACTATACCACAATGTTTTCCAAGCAGGACTGTCTTTAGCCCAATAAAGAAAACAATCTTCAGATATAACAGTACCAATCATTATTATTCTACCCTCGTCTGAAAGAGATGGTATAACAGCTTCTGTCATCCATTTACGATTTTTAGTTCTAGCCTCGGGGGTAAGTGCATTTAATTCAGATTCAAAGTCGTCTACTATAATAACATTAGGTCTAGTATCACCCTCAATAAAACCACGCACTCTTTGTCCAGTACCAACTGCAACAATACGAGTGCCATTCTTTAATATAATATCAGTACCTGTCCATCTTTTTGCAGTAGCAGAACTAAAATCCCCATATATAGACCTAAAGTTATCACTATGTTCTAAATGGTATTTGATACGAGATAAAAAGTTTATTGATTGAGCTTGAGACTCGGATACAATAACTATAAACAAATCATCATCTGGTTTCTTATGCCCTATCTTGTACAACGGAAAGATAAGCGAGCATACCGTACTCTTTGCTGTACCACGAGGTGCAGCTATAAGAACACGCTTTGTGTCGTCATCTTTTAATGATTTGTATATATCTCTGTGAAACGGGGGCGTATCTTTGGCTAACGCTTTTGGAAAGCAGTATTTACCAAACCAGCCCATGTCACGCTCGAACCCAGCTTTTTCCTGCTGGAGAGCATAAGAGACTTCGTAATCACTTTCGTTTTGAATACTTCGCTGTTCCGCTGTTAGTAGACTTTCCATTATTTTTCTTCTTCTTGTACTTCTTGCTGTTCTGTTTTGACTTCTGTCTGTTGTAACCCATCTGTTACCTCCGTTTGTGTTGCTTTAAACATTTTCTTTTTCTCTTGAATGTCTGCCAAGGTATTCTCAACAGTAGATGCTTCTATCTGATGGGTAGTAACAACTTTACCCCTACCTTTCATTTCATTCATATCCATTAACTTATCTAAAACTGTCATAGCTACCTTGGGATCACCAGACTTACCCATCTGCTCTCCATCCCAATCCATAACCTTATCTAATACAGCAGCTAATGCTTTAGCTGTATCCATTTTACCTATTGGAAATTGTTCTACTATATTATCTAATTCATCTTTAGTCATCTTTTTAAAGACCTCCGTTCTCATTGTCTTTTTAATTGAGTATTCTTTGTTTTTAGGTATAGAACCAAATACCATTTGTATAGCAGCATTCTTTTTCATTCCAGGTTGTGCCATAAGATGTGCTAATTTTTGGTATTCATGTTTACTTTTTGTGTGCTTACCACGATTATTTTTACCACTAATAGTATAATTGTTAATTCTGCCTTCTGAGTTTATTGTACTATTAATAGATTTTATAAATGACGGGCCCCAAGGGTATTTAATATTTAAATAACCATTTTTAGTTTCCGAACGTTTTAGACATATGGCCACTTCTCCATCAGAGGAGATGCCATACTCTCCCTCAGAAACTTCAAAAGGGTGTTTATACGACAAACCCAGTTCATCCGCTTCTTCTCGTGAATAAACTGGGTATTCTTTTCCAGATACTAATTCGTATCTCACAGATAAGGTTACTTACCTCTCTTGGTGTACGAACCACGCACAACCTTAGGAGCTTCTACCTTTATCTTTTTTGTAGTTTTAACTACGACCTTTTTAGTCGCCTTTTTTGCTTTTGCCATTACTTCTTGCCCTTCTTATTTATTACTTTTACTTTGCCGTTATGAGTTCTTGCAAATATTTTTTCTGCAGTTTCTCTAATAACATTTCCATAATACCTTGCTCCACCAAACATCCAACTAATCTTTCTACCTTTGGCTTTAGTTTTTGTTTTTTTAGGTCTCCCAACCTGAGAACCATAAGTTCCTTTACCCATTGGCATAATTAACTCCTTATTTTAAATATTTATTGTAAACTTCTACAAAATGCTCAGGATCACCTGCACCTAACTCTGTATTGTAGTATTTTTTCCAATAATCAGCCAGACCTTCTACGGTATTGGGCATTCTCTTTGGTACTCTCCAGTATTTTAACCTACAATGTACAATTCCTGCTGCAATATTCTTTTCTAGTATCTCTTCCCACTTCTTTTCGTCAAAATTTTGCCAATGCTTTATATCAACTAGACTAGCTTCTGCACATTTAGCCATTAATTTAGTACGATGTTTAAGATAATGGACAAGATTGTCTACAGCGGTAGCGGCTTCTACTTGAAAAAACGACCTAGCTGGCCCGTCTCCCATTTGACGTATATATTCATAACGGCTTTCTACTATACCCGTTGCAAGAACTAAGTTAATAGCATCTTCAGAAGCGTACTTATCACCCATTTTACTACAAACATCTCTAATAAGACTCTTCATTTGTTTTAAACTTACCATTTTTATTTTCCTTTTGTTTATCGGCTTCTATAAGAGCACAAGCTGAACAATAGTAAACACCATTATCTACTACAGTAGCAGGTCTGTCACAATTAATACAATGATTCGGATGCGGCATTAATTTGCCTTTCCGTTAATCCTACCTTTTATATATGCTAGATCATCAGTAACATCATTTAATTCTCGTATAACGTCTTCTCTGTGACGTAGCCCAGTATCATCTGATTTATTCCATCTATCTAACATTTTTAATACTATACCCTCAACATTTTCTATTGTTGATTCAATTTTACCAATATGAACTCTAATATTATCTAAATCTTCATTTTGAGTTTTTTGACTCTTCATTAGATTGACTATCATCATAATGAACAGGGATACTATGACTCCAATAGCTCCGTATTCTGCGTATGTTTCCATCATATCTTTTTACTTTCGTGTCTTGTGTGTTATTTGTGTGCCAATCAAAAAAGAAAGTTTTCTGGATAGGTGCCTCTACCATACTCCTTGTTCTTTCTTTTCCTTTTTCCAAGTATTGTACAACTCTACTACGTTGTCATAGTGTTGCTTTTGCTTTTTTTCTTTTAAAAATCCTGTTATTTCAGACATTTCTGTATATAACTTCTGATAATCAAGTTTTCCATTATCTTTAATATAGCTGTTTATGTATGAATTATTCAAGAATTTTAACCGAAAGCTTATCGTAAGTTTTACATTAAAAAATACGCTTATAATTTATATACAAATAATATTATAAATCAATAATCAACCTTTACGTGTACTACTCATGGTAAGTCTGTGTATATCAACACTTGGCGTTTTCTAGAATTTTTTTCTAAAATTTTTTTTGGAAAGAAGTAAGGAATCCTACCCTACCTATTTACCAGAATTTTATTTTAGATTGGGATTACGTGATATACAGGTTGCCCTACCCCATCGAAATTCACTGGGTGGGGTGCCTCCCAGGTTGAATTGTCGTTGGTGTTGAGTGCAAGTTGGCCCCCTGCACGCCTCTAGCGAGGCTTAACTCGCTACATTAACCAAGTAAAGGAGTTTACTATGTCTAATGCAGTTCATTCAAGTACCAGCTCAGTAGTCACTGAGGGTACTTTCAAGAATACCGAGTCTGGCTCAGTTGTCAATGGCAACTGGGTAGTCAATCGCAATGCGATGACTGGTGCCAAGTTGTATTCAACTAGCATCCAAGTTACCACTGAGCAAACAGATCGCAAGTTCCCCTTGATCATCAAGGCTGATAAACTTGCTAAAGTCCAGCAAGGTTATGCAAATGCACAACCAGCTAAGACTTTGCTGTTAGCTGACAACACAGACTACCGTCTTGTTAGCGAACCTACATCATTAGAAGCTAATGATGAATTAGGTTTACCTGCTATCCAGCAGGCACGCTACAAGCCCATCGTACAGAACAAGCCTGTACAAT